CTCGCCGCCGACGTAGCCCGCATCCTCCGCAACCGCAGCGACTTTCCGCGCACGCTCTGGGGCGAGCTGCTTTGATGCCTCGGCTACACTTTCATGCTAGGTCTACATCCATCCCCCAGCACGAGGACGCGCCCATGGTGACCGTCGCCGCGATCAGCAATTTCGAGACGAACGTCACGCGGAAGGGCAGGGCGGGACGTCCGGCACAGTCCGGCGAGCGCTACCCCTCGGGCAAGCTGAAGCCGGCCGACAAGCGCGAGGGTGGCCCGGCGCCGGCCCTGATCAAGCGCACCGTCGAGGCGGCGCTCCGTGGTGCGGCGGACCCGCTCTATGGGACCAGTCTCGGGGTGCTGTTCCTGCGAGGCGAGATCACGGCGTCGCAGCTCGCGGCCGGCAACGCCTTCGCCCGGCTGCAAGGTCGCTATGACCGCGCCATGGGGATGCCGTGTCGGTTCACCGCCAGCCCCGACTACGGCACGGCGCGGTCGCTGTCCGACAAAGGGCCGATGGCCGACGATGAATTGGCGGCGGTGAAGGACCGTCACGCGAGGACGATGGGGCTCCTCGGCGGCGCGATGCAGGGCAGCGTCGTTGTGGCGGCCGGCGACGGCGGGCTGAAGCGCTTGGACGGCGAAGCGGCGCGCCCGGTCCGCGCCTACGATGCCCGGCGCACCACGGCGCTGCTCGAGCGCGTCTGCGTCGACGATCTCGCCTGCGAGAGCTACGAGCTCGACCGCCTTCGGGCTGCCTTGCAGCTCCTCGTGCCGTGGTTCGGGGTCGGGCCTCAGAAGGGGGCTTGACTTCCGAAACGCCCTGGAGGAGAGTTCCGATATTCCAGGGTGCGGTTGACGCGTCCATGGCGACCGCCCGGGGCTCCCGAGGCGGTTTTTTCGTTTCTGGACTCCGTCATGCCCGGCACCGCGCTCGTCGCGCCTGCGGGCGCCGACCTCGTCCTCGACCACCAACGCGACGACCTCGACGACGCGGTCGACGCCTTCGCGGCATCGGCCAAGTCGGCCGCCACCCGCCGCGCCTACCGCTCCGACGCCCGCGACTTCATCGCCTGGTGCGCGGGGCAGGGCGTCGAGCCCGTGCCGGCTGAACCCCGCACCGTGTGCCGCTACGTCACCGCCCTCGTCGGGCGCGGTCTGTCGGTCTCGACCGTCGACCGCCGCGTCGCCGCCATCACGGCGCTGCACCGGGCCAAGGGGCAGGACACACCCACCGCCCGCGAGGAGGTCCGCACCGTCCTGGCCGGCATCCGGCGCACGCTCGGCAGGGCTCCGCGGAAGAAGGCAGCCCTGACTGTCGACCTCGTCGCCAAGGTGCTGCGCAGGACCGGCGCCGACCTCACCGGCATCCGCGACCGCGCCATGATCGCGCTGTGCTTCGGCGCCGCGCTCCGCCGATCCGAACTCGTCGGCCTCGAAAGGGACGACATCGAGCAGCACCCGCGCGGGCTGCTGCTCACGCTGCGGCGGTCCAAAACCGATCAGCAGGGCAGGGGACACAAGGTCGCCGTCGTCGACGGCAAGCTGAAGGTGCCCCAGGCCGTGCAGGCGTGGATCGACGCGGCCGGCATCCGATCGGGCCCGCTGTTCCGCGGCTGCGACCGCGGCAAGATCCTGGACACACCGCTCGACGGCGGATCGTTCGCCCGCATGCTGAAGCGGCGCGTTGAGGCAGTCGGCCTCGACCCGAAGCTGTTCAGCGGCCACTCGTGCCGCCGCGGTTTCGCGACATCTGCCGACGAAGCCGGCGCCGATCTGCAGTCGATCGCCGGGCAGCTCCGACACGCTAAGCTCGACACCACGCGTGGATACACCGAGACGGGCGACATGTTCAGGAAGAACGCCGGGAAGGGGTTCGTGTGATGCGTCGCAACTGGGATATGATTCGAGCGGTGCTGCTCGATGCCGAAGAAGCTCCGATTGCACAGGCTCCGGCCGGCTTCCTTTCTCCATCCGAAGCTGTCGAAATCGCGGCCGACAATCATGTGACAATGTTGGTCGAAGCCGGATACCTCGGAGAGACCGACACTCCGATCGTTGAGTCCGATCAAGGCAATATTGCTTTAACCTGGGCGGGTTACGAATTGCTCGAAGCGATCCGTGACGATTCCGTGTGGGCAACGTGTCAGTCTGCCATTGCGATGAACGGCGGCGGTCTGCCGACTGATCTCCTGCTCGAAGTTGCTCGGCACGCAATCCGCAACAAGTCTCCTGTGGTCAGGCGTGAGGCTGACGGGTCGTTGTCTGCCATCTTAGAGCCCGGCACGATCAGGTACGCGTGATGGGATGCGGAGGCTGCAATCAGCGTCGCGTGGACCTCGGCGCCGCCGTGAAAGCTGCAGCCGCGGGTGACCTCGCGACTGCCACGGCCAAGCTCGGCACCGTCGGCCGCACGTTCAGCGAGGACGCTGCGGCTCAGCTTCGCGCCGCCGGTCAAAAACTCGCCGCGGCGCACGCTAGGCTGAAGCGATGATCGCGGTCCGCGTCGACCCGGCCGGCTTCGACAGGATCGGGCAGCGCTTCGCCGTGATGCGAGCATCCATCCCGCGGGCGCTGAGCCTCGGCCTCAACGAGGGCGGCGACAAGGTCAGGACGCAGGTCCAGCGCGCGCTGAAACAGCAGACGAACGTGAAGGCATATTCGTCCATCACGAAGCGCATGCGCACCGTGAAGGCCGGCCCCGGCAGCCTCAGCTACGCCATCGTGGCGACCGGCAAGGGCATCCCCATCAAGGAGTTCCCGGTCCACCTGACGATGCGTGGAGTGGACGCCGACACCTGGGGCGTCGAGCACCTGTTCGCGCGATCGTTCGGCATCAAGGGCGAGGGTGTCGGCGGCTTCCGAGCGCGCCTCGGAACTGAGCGCTACCCCATCCGTCGCCTCTACGGTCCGGCCCTCCCGAAGGAGCTGAACCGCGGCGTGGTACCGTCTGTGTTCGTGTTGTCGGCCGGCGAGTTCGTGCCGCCCGCCATCATGCGCCAGCTCGCTCGGGTGATGTGACGCGCAATCCGCGTGGAAAGGCCAAGGGCGGACATCGCTGTCGAGACACGCTCGGCAGGGTCAAAGACAACAACGCCTGTCACGCGCCCCCGCGCGGCCGGGGCGGGCCGTCCTGGACGGCACCGGCCGCCCCTGATCGCGGGTCCTTCCGAGGCGGTCGACGGCCTGCGGGGTGGCCGGCACGCTCAATCCCTCTAGTCCCATCCTGAAAATCCGAGGTTCGCACCGTGCCATCCAGGGTATCGGGCCGGGCCCTGGCCACGGCCCTCGGCGTGTCCGAGATGGCCGTCCGCAAGGCCGTCAAGGCGGGTCGGATCAAGAGGGAAAACGATGGTCTGTTCGACCTCGAAGCCTGTCGTTCGGCTTGGGGCGGCACCACAGATCCGGCTCGGTCCAAGGTGCGCGAACCTGCGAACCAGGGTGCGCGCACCCCAGCGGTGCGCACAGAGGCCGACGCCCAGGCCGCCGTCGCGCTCATTCGCCGGGTGCTGGAGGCCGAGGGGGCTGACGCGGGCCAGATCGACTTCAACGCCGCCCGCACCGCCGACACGATCCTGAAGGCCTATCAGCGCGATCTGGCCATGGCCCAGAAGCGCAAGGAGCTGGTCCCGAGCGCGCTGATGCAGAAGCACGCCAGCGACGCCATCACGGCGCTGCGGCAGATCTGGCAGCGCAGCCCCAGCCGACACGGCGCTGCGATGGCGGCCGAACTCGGCATCTCCGCGACGGACCTCGACCGCGTCTGGAGCCGCGCCATCGCGGCGGACCTTGAGGAAATGTCGAAGGTCACCATCAAGGGTTCGATATGAGTAAGATCGGCGACGCGCTGCGTGACTTCGGGGCGCGGTGGTCCCAGGCCGTCGAGCACTACGAGGGCCAGGAGGAGATCGAGGCGACGCTGCGGCGCTCGCTCCGGCCCGAGCCGGTCATCACCGTATCGCAGTGGGCCGATCGCTACCGGATCTTGTCGACGAAGCTCGCCGCCGAGGCGGGCCGCTACCGCACCGCCCGCGCGCCGTTCTTGCGCGACGTCATGGACGCGCTGTCGCCCACGAACACGATCCGCCGCGTGGTCTTCATGAAGGCCGCCCAGGTCGGCGCCACCGAGGCCGGCAACAACTGGCTCGGCTACATCATCCATTGGTCGCCGGCGCCGGTCATCGGCGTGTGGCCGACCGTCGACACAGCGAAGAAGGTCAGCCAGCAGCGCATCGCGCCGCTGATCGAGGATTGCCCCGAGCTGGCGGCGCTGATCTCGCCCGCGAAGCAGAAGGACAGCGGCAACACCGTCCTGACCAAAGCTTTCCCGGGCGGCATCCTGGTGATGACCGGCGCCAACTCCGGCGTCGGGCTCCGGTCCATGCCGGCGCGCTACGCCTTCCTCGACGAGATCGACGCGTACCCGGGCGACGTGGACGGTGAGGGCGACCCGATTGCGCTGGTTGCGAACCGCACCACGAGCTTCGGGCGCGCCGCCAAGCTGTTCCTGGTGTCGACGCCGACGATCCACGGGCAGAGTCGCATCGAGCGCGAATACGAGGCTAGCGACCAGCGTCGGTTTTTCGTGCCGTGCCCGCACTGCGGCGCGATGCAGTGGCTGCGCTGGGAACAGCTCATGTGGGCCAAGGGCCGGCCGGAGACAGCCGCCTACGTGTGCGACGGCGAGGGCTGCGGGGCCTTCATCCCGGAGCGCCACAAGACGGAAATGATGGCGGCCGGCGAGTGGCGCGCCACCGCCGAGGCGAAGGACCCCGGCACGGTCGGGTTCCACATCTCAGGGCTCTACTCGCCGCTGGGCTGGCTCTCGTGGGAGGACATGGCCCGCGAGTGGGAGGCCGCGCAGGGCGACATATCGAAGCTCAAAACGTTCAAGAACACCCGCCTCGGCGAGACGTGGTTCGAGGACGGCCAGCAGGTCGCGTGGGAGCGCGTGCGCGACCGGCGCGAGACGTGGCGGCCGGGCACGCTGCCCCGCGGCGTGACGTTTCTATTCGGCGCCGTCGACGTTCAGGCCAGCCCGCCGCGCGTCGAGCTGCACATATGGGGCTTCGGTGAGGGCGCCGAGTCCTGGCACATCGGGTCCGAAGCCTTCCCGGGCCATGCCGACGAGCCGAAGACCTGGGCCGGCGTCGAGGCCGCGCTGCGGGACACATGGCGGCACGAGTCGGGCGCCGATCTGCGCATCGACCGTCTCGCCGTCGACACGGGCGACCAGACGGTGGCGGTCTATGCCTGGGTGGCGAAGCAGGATCAGGCCCGCGTCTTCGCCATCAAGGGCAAGGACGGCTACGAGAT